AATGTCGGCATACTCTTTAATAGTTTTAGAACCCCAATATGGAAACGGACTGTATCCGCCATCATTTATGAGTTCAGCCGCCTTATGATAACTTTTAATTGCCAAGTCCCCATCTTCATCAACAACAACATATATAGAATTTTTTAATCTGTTAGTTTGATTTTCTACTTTCTGATTTAAATAATATTGTGCAGTATCTTCTATCTCCGAAGCCCACGCCCATACAGCCTCTTGAATAATCTCTTCCCAATTATGATATTGACTAAAGAAATTTAAACGCTTTCTTATATTCTTCCACTTATCTCTTTCAAAATCTATCCAACTAAGAGCTGCCATTATCTATAAGATGCTACTTCCTCTGTCGAAGCATCCCCGTATTTTTCCTTCCACTTTCGCTTAACATACTCTTCACCCTTCTCGTAATACTGCATCCTCGCTTTCTTCTCCATCTGCCCCTTATGTACTTGTGGTGCGTTCTTCCACTCCAACTCACTCTGACACTCTTGACAAAATCCAGAACTCAAAACATGTACCCGCATTCCACTTGCTAAACACTTCTTGCAATTCTTCATGGCTTCAATGCACCAACTTCTGGTTTTGTCTCAGGCATTATAACTGTAGGCTCATCTGGTAACTTCAAATTACCATCCTTATCCAAAGTAGCTTTAATTCCTAACTTATTTAATACTGTAATTATATTTGCCTTCTGTAACATATTAGCCAAATGTTGTTGCTCATTCTTTACATTAATATCTCCAAACTTAACCTTCCAAGTTTTAATTCCCATTATCTTCAATAACGGTTTAAAAAATCCCATCTCAATACAATTCTGCGTTTCTAAAATAGTTCTATCAAAAATATTAATTTGCTCTCCTTCTGCATTCAATCCACCTACTCCTGCCGTACTTCCTGTAATAATTGGCATAACTCCATAAGATGCATTAATATCATTGTTAATACGTTCCATATACGGCAACGCCATCAACTCATCCATGTTAGGCATAACAGGCACAAACTTAGCCTGACCTGCCGATACACCCTCACCACGACTACTAATTATCGGAACAAAGTTAGGATTCCTTCGAGTTTCCTCCGCTATGTATTCTCCTAACCGATTCAAACTTTCTTCATCATGTCCCGGAATATCTAAGAAACCTTTTGGTGGTCTCTCTAATTTATAAATCTTGTTTTGGAAGTTTTCGATTGCAAGAGCTGTTTCGATTTTCTTAGAAAGACCTATAATTGGCGATTGTCCATATAATCGGGCACTCGCACTGTATTTATTGAAATGTATAATCTCATCACGCGCAAAAGGAATATCATCCTGCTCTGTTCCTTGGTCATAGAAATATGCCATCTTTGTAGCAGGAAAACCCCCTTCTGTCTTCGAGTCCTTACCTTCTACAAACTCTCGCGTTATTGTATCAAAATAAATGTCATCCTTAAACTTTCCAAACTCATCCACATGAAATCGCATGCGCTTTGCATCCTCTACCCATAACTGCTTGACTATCTTATCCTCACTACCCTCTATCCTATCATAAACAATACTTACCCATACATCATCAAAGACTTCTAACTGTCTTATCATTGCCTTAAATAATTCCATTCCTGATATATCTGCATCTCCTCTTGTCGGGTCTCTTAACAAACTTTCTAAAATCTTCCTCTCCTCTTTATCACCCGTATCACCAATAGCGTGGTATTCCCACCCTTTCGCTACTGACTGTGACGCAATCCGTGTTATAACCGTCCGAAGATGAGAATACCTGTCAGCTAATTGCTCAAGATAAGCTTGGTCCACTGGAGGTAGTATCGAATCCTGAAACGAGGCATTATTACCCATCGCAGAATAAACAGGAGTCCGAGCCTCCTTCTCTAAAGCACGACCATCATAAGCTATCATCTCCTCTAAAGCCGAAACCTTACGAACTGGCTTACGCCCTAAAATTCTATCGTACCATGCCATATATTCCCTCCAATGTTCTGTTTATCTTATTAAGCCTTTCTCTTTTTTGAATTACATCCAAAGTTTTCTTTAATCTCTTACTCCAACTATGACCTGAGTTTCCACCCATCATCTTCCACATAATCAAACCCTTACTCGGCTGTTTACGATTATCAAAGTTCTCGCCTTTAGGGTCAACATCCTCATGCCTTCTGTAATATGTGTCTATCTTTACCGCTGTACGATATCCTACATCCTTCTGCATTCTTAACTTGTAGTTAATAGACTTTGTAACTTTACCACCACCATAACCATGCATAGTTCGTAAAGTCCGACCCCGACGAGCCTCCTCCTTTACCCCATTAGGAATCTTGTATCTGGTTTTCTTATCGGCCATGATACTCCCGAACATATCTCCTAAGTAACGGCTCTACTAAGACGCCTGTCGGCACATTCTCAGCTTTAGCAATTTCCTTAATGCTCGACTTTGTATCATCACTAATTCCGTAAATCTCCAACCTTGTTCGTTTTTTCATGTGTGGTTGGAAACTATGCATATAGTCAATGTATATAAACTTTCCTATACGTATTCCCAACTTGCAAAACTTAATCCCTTCTTATTCAAATTCTTTATCGCTAACTCACACATCCATAAAGCCATTACCGAATCTGGTGTGTGACCCTCAAGTCTTCCATTCTTTCCATAAATCAACCGCGCCAATCCATCCGTTAACTTTCGCGGTCCCGGACGACTGGCCTCCCTTATTTCCTTCTTCCACGGAATCTGGTATCTCTCTTTCTCAAACTCCAAGGCCAAGCCCGGTATGCCCACATCATGGGAGTGCTTCTCTCTTCCTGTGTTGTGTCCTTCGACTGGTAAGCCCGCCAAATCACTCGCACTATGAACCACAAGCCTCTGATACCCATTCGATTCTATCATTATAGTATCTGGATTAAATCTTTTCGCCAACTCTCTAATCTTTAAAACCTGCGTCTCCAACCAACCACTTCCCTGTGCCATTACCTTACCTGTCCAACTATACAGGAGCCTACGATGCTCCGTACGCTTATTGTAAGCCACAATACAGTAGCTTGTCTCATCATTCTGACTGTTCATGCCCACAGCCAAGTCAACACCCATTATGACGCTTATTTCATCTGTGTAATCTGGAAGACCCATGTCCAACTTCTCATCCAAACACCGATGTAATACCTCATAAGGAATTACTGCACTCTCAGGGTCCAACGGATTTAACATATACTCAGACTCAAACGCCCGACTTCCCATCGTCTCTTTTTCCTTATCCAATCTGTCTTGGTCCCAATACTCAGGCCATCTCGGTTTTCCATCCTCCAACAAAGCAGGATGCCTTACTACATTCCACTCCTTACTCTCACTTACCCAATCCGTTATGTCACTTACTCTTTTTTGAGTTCCTACCAATAACATCTTAGACTCAGGCAACCTCATCGGCATCACAACCCTCTGAACGTAATGAATTACCTTCTCATCTGTCAAATTTGGAAACTCCTGCAAAACGTCATCCAAAATTATCATGTGAACGTGAGGACCCTCAAGTGCCTTTCCAATACTGGCACCATGAACCCTACTTCCATTATTAAATCGCTTAGCTCCCTTCCTAATCGTAACTTTTCGCTCATCATGCTTCTCCAAATATGTACTCAACCGCCAAGACCGCTTACACAACTCCTCAAACTGCTCCAACTTGTCCCATGCCTGCTCCAATGTAGCCGAAATATACAAAGCTCTGAAATTTGGCTGCTTATGCATGAAATATGCCAACACACAAAGCCCCCATGTCGTCTTCAAGTGACCTCGCGCACAAATTATCGAAGTGTAATCTCCCTTCTGGAAATTTTCCTCCCACTCTGTGTGCATCTCTCCCAAAGGAACGTAATCACCCGGCTCATGCTCCATGTAATCACTCATTACCTCATCTACAAACTCACCCAATGTCAACGGCTGCTCCTTCATTATCTCCAACGCACCAGCTATCGCCTGTGAAATGTACTTGGCGTTATTCATACTTATACTTCGCTATACGTATCTCGACTTCTTTAACCTTTTTGTCATGCAATATTAACTTTTCGTGAATATATTGTAAACTCTCCGACTCCTCTACTACCTCTCCATCCTTTATGATTCTAATTATGATAACCAACCCCGACCATCCCAACTATATACGTCAAAATGCTTCATGTATCTGTATCGGTCTATCAAAAAACAACGCGTTACCTTCTCATCACTGTCATAATACGTCTCCCCACCACTTACACGCTTGAAAACACACTCCTTTAACAAATTCTTCAAATCCTTTACACTTATTACCCATAACTGCTTGTCTCGAACATTTGGAATGTAATACGCAAAATATAACGCCTTAGTCTTTCTTATTCCACTCTTCCGACCCCTGCACTTATACTCTATTGCCATATTACCAGTTCCATCCTCATCCCAGTTCTTCTCAAACAAATCTGTCTTTACCTCATACGTTACCACATCACACTCGTCATTCTCAAACAATATATCAAAAGCACTGTCATCATTATACTTAATAAACCGCAAATCCAAAACAGTCTCTCCAAAATGCCTAACTGCCTGCTCACCCTTGTGACCATCCGCCAAATCCTTCTCAAAATTGTTGTTTACAATAATAACTCCTCACTAAACTTCTGATTCGCATTTACAATACGTATCTCAAGCGGATAACGACTCTGCTTCCTTACCAACGACTCCGAACTCTCAGTATTTACTACCTCATAGATAATACCCTCATCAGCATCTATCACATCCGCCCTCAATCCACTCGGCTCAAATATCGCCTCTGTATAAAACTCATGCCCCCACTCCTTCAACTTCTTGCATATCGCAAACTTCATGTCAATATGAGCCTTAGTCTCATTACTACTCCATCGAAACGCATTACGGTTCCGATTACTCGTTCTCAATAATCTACTTATCTTGTTTCTTTGCTCCTGCTTCCTCATCTCTATCTCCAAGTCTTCTATAACTACATGCCAAACATGTAATCTCTAATGCCTCTTCTGACGTTCTTAATTTCGATATACCATTAATGTACCTACCACAAACTGTCCAATCAAGATTGTTCTTGTCAATCCTATGTATCGGTTCACCCACGATTACCCACCATGTCTCCCATTATAGGAACATAAACATTATCCATCTTACATCTGTAACAATCTACCATCGGTCTTCCCTCTTTCTTCTTACTAAATATAAAATTGTCCTCACCAATGTTGCGATGCTCTCGCTCCCAACGCTCCCCACATACAAAACAATCAAACTTCCACTTCATCGTCTTACTCCATTCCTGTCATAACAATAACCGCAACGCATCTTCTTCGTCAAAGGGTGCTTCCACTCCTCACTCTTACATAACTTGCACTTCATACCAATAACCTCAAACAATGCTTACACGTTACATACCACTTCTTGTTATTACGCATCCGAGAATACTCCGACGCTGTACAATCACGACCACACATACTCATGTGACGAACCCTACTTGCCGCGTGCTTCTTTCTCATGTAAACGCCTCACCGTCAACCATGCCGCTATACCCATCGCTATAGTCACTATCCCTAACCCTATTAATATACTATATACAAAATCACTCATCCTTCTCCGCTACCATGTCCTCTATCATACTCTTCATCAATAATACCAACATGTTAATCCCCATCTCAAAAGCCTTCCTACTCTCAGTCTTATAATCCATAACATTGTCATCCCGTATCTTCAATGCATGCTGTATCAAATCATCCAACTGTACTATCCATAAATCTAAACTATTTACTTCACTCATCTTGGTCTATCCTACCTTCCATCCATCCCAAAAAATCCTCGCATGCATCATGTATGCCCTGCATATATACCCTGAAATTCTCGTCCGTTACCTGCCAATACCTGTCACTATG